TACCTTTTCCCGAAGCTCCACCAATCGCTCCCAACAGCCTAGCGGCCTCTTTAACTCTGTCTGCGCGGTCATAGACCTTGCATAGGATTGGCTTTCCACAGACGCTAATAATTTTACCATGCCACTCATTCTGACTGACTTGATCTAAATGATCGAGATTCAAGTTTGCCCATAGATACCAGGTTCTCCGAATGGCATCAGGCGCTCTTTGCTTCAAATGGTCCCAATCTCGTGCGAAACACTTACGGGTTTTGCCTTTGTAGTATAAAACGCAGGCAAACTTATTCTGCTTAGTAATTTTTCTATTCATATCGCTAGTGGTTGCGTTAAAATCTACGAGATTTCCTACAACATAGCAACATTTACCTACGGAAAACTACGGAAATCTACATAATTCAACGCAAGGGGTTGTGCGGAATATTCTTGGTATTTTTAGCGATTTGTCTTAGATTAATTTAATGACTACCCCTGAGTATACTGAAGATGTAAACACTAAGGTTGACGAGTGGTTAACACTTGCATCACAAAGCAATATTCAGCCAAACACTAAAGAGTATCGAAACTTGCTCTCTTTGATGGCTGACGAAGAACAGATCGTCATTAATACTGTCGTTAATACCCTAAACGCTTCAGTAGAGCATCATCAATCTTAGTGGTTCTTACACCCATTCGTGCTGTATAAGCATCGTTTGCGTGTACATAATCTCTATTAGATTTTTTAAATATATCGGGTAAGAAGTCTTGCATTGTAGGTTGAAAACTTGCGGGAATTTTTAATACCCCAAGTCCTTTTCCTTGCATGGCCGCATTGTATGTATCGTGAAATGATTTTGTATTTCCACCTGTAATCAAACCAACATTATTCGTTTGCATAAGACTACTTTGATTAAACATATCAGGGTCTGAGATTGCGGCTCTCATTTCAAAATTAGATAATGCTCCATCTATTTGTTTTACGCCTTTTTTCTTTTGTGCAGGACTCGGACGATTAACCATATCAAATACATTATTTATAGTCTTTCTTTGTGGTCCTGATAAACCGCCTAAGAATTTATCAATATTCTCCATATCGATATCGAAGCCCGGTACTTTGACGGGATCTTGGCTTTTGGTAAGATAACCTCCTCCGCCACTTCTTACCAGTTTACTGACATATTTTTTATCTTTTGGCTTCATTGCTACCTGAGCATATCTAATATGCAATGCAGGAGCCATTGTTGGAAAATCCACAGAGGTTGGAGCCATTTCAAAGGGTATAACTAACATATCCTGATCGCCTAAATCTTTCTTGCGATTCAACATTGCTGACATAGCTCCTTTCTCGTTCGCCCATACAGCGCCAGGAGATCCCTTGTCATCGAACATATAGTCCCGTCCTCCACCCAGTCTCAATGGTGTTTTAAACTGCACATCATTTACCCCGTAAATCGTATGAGCAGTTGGAGTCCTGTCAGCCATTGTCATTAGAATATTTTTCCCGTAATGATCAGCCAAATTAATTTCAGGTTTTTCGTACTTAGTCCTTTGTACATCTACTTTAAGATCACCCAACACTTTGCTTACAAAATTAGGGGCTTTAATGTTCTCAGTAGAAAATCCAGTCTCAATACCTCGCGGTTCAATTATAGCTTTTGGGATGAACGCCTTATTGATTTTATCGTAATCGATGAATCGGGTACCTGATAGTTGCTCCATCTTACCGATCCGCTCGATCCGCCTGGATCGGTAGACATCTCGTGGGTTCTTCTTTCCGAGGCTTTGTCTCCAAGGGTTTGAACCTGCTTGATCTTTTGTACCTGTGCCGAAGGCAGAGTTTATAAAGTCTGCTTTGGACTTAGCGATGTCCTGATTGGCATCCAATCCCGTTCTGCCAGGTAGGCCGTCTGCATGATTGCGGTGATATTGATCTAGGTCTTGCAGGAGCTTTACTTTTGCCTGTGCGATATCTGCTCCATATAGGCGGGTAAGTTCTCCCTGTTGTTGCCTAGCTAATTGATCGATATTCTTGACTAGCTGGTTAACGGATACGGTACGCAGAATGATGTTGTTCTTCTGCGTTATTTCAAACCCGTAGGGGACTTCGATATGATTCTCTACCTTGGCATTTACATACCTTCCACCACCCTGCCCTGCGGCTTTAAAGTAGGTCATTAAATACTCGTTTCCGCCTTTGTTGCGGATGTTTGAGTTTACATCTCTAAGGGTTTGAATTTGTTCCTTATTCCAGTTGCCTGATTTTTCGAGCTTATCAATTACAGAGTCATCCAGGTATCGGCCAACAAAGCGGATATTGCCAGTCTTGGGATTGACTTCGGGGCGTACATGACCTTCCGGCAATCCCTCATTTTTCTCCTTGTCCTCAATTGCTTCTTTTAGTTTCTCAGCAAATGAGCGATTGTATTTACCCTGCTCTCTTGCGGTCATTGCAAGGTTGGGTATTACATTTCCATCCTTGTCTATTTGTAGGAGTGTTCCTGCTCTTAGAAGTTCTGCAAGCTGTGGGCTTTTAGCGAGTTCTGTAGACTTTATATCAACCACTACCTCCTTGGTGGATCTTCCGCTGGACTTAATCTCTCTGCCCTGAATGTCGCCCTTTTGCTCGAGGGATTCTTTCTTTTGTGGACTCATTCCCTCGATCTCTCTGTTGTATTTTCGTACAAGCTCGGTGATTTGTGGGTATCTTTTAAGATTTGAGAATAATTTATTATCGGTGATTAGACGACCATCGGGGCGGAAGGTTCCGCCTAGCATGGCGATTGATTGACGAAGAAGTGGGATATTTTGCACGAGTTCAGTATCAAGTATACCGCCCATGATCTTGCCGATTGTTCCCCGTCTTTTATCTCTGTACCTTCTTGGATCGTTGAGGAGGAAGTCTGTACCATGCTCGGCCACAATCTCGCTGACTGTTTGTTCATCAGTCATAATTTTTGCGAGGTCAGCATCGGACATTTTATTACCCTCTGAATCCAGTAGTGTGTCCTGTAGCTTCTTGCCGTATTCTGTACGGGCTTGTTCAAACTCATCGCTGAGTAGAAATTTACGATTCGCCCCCTCCCCGACCATAATCGGATCTCCTACCTTTAGGTCAGGGTACTTAGATTGGTTCTCTTTGGTTACCCGTTGGACAAATATACCAGGCTTGCCAGTGATCGGATTACCGATGAGTAGGTCGATAAATTTACGCTTTCCGCCTGTCTGCTCCAGGTAATGTGTAAACTCGTGGGCAAGTAATGGTTCAATCGCTCGGGGTGAGTCTGTATTGATTACGATGTCACCTGTTACTCGGTCGAAGTATCCACCCTCTGCGTTTTTACCATTGCTGACATATTCAATCGATAGGCTTGGGTTAGCTACTATCTTATTAGCCACAGCCATTTGAACATCTCGGTTCAGTTTATTAAATGCGTCTTTTTGATTAGCAGGTAAATAGTTCTCTGTGTAATGCGACCAATCCCCGTATCGAGCTTCCATGTGATTGATCGGGCCACTAAACCCGACAACCTCTGCACCTAATGCACCGGCAGAGCCAAGGAGCATCCCTGTGCCTATGCCTCCATATATAGCTTCAGGCATATCTCCACCACCACTTGCCGCGAGGCCGAAGGCTCCGCCCACCGCGCCTCCCACTCCAGCACCTTTGGCGAGTCTGCCGGCAGTCTCCACATATCTCCCAAGTCCTGTGCGGTCTAAAAAGTTTACAGCGGCCTGTCCGCCTTGTGACATATTACCGAATGCCTCCTTGCCTGCCATTCTGCTCATTACCTTACCCTCTGCCGCTCCTGTTACTTTACGGGCAACGGAGGAGGCTGGAATAATTGCAGTACGATCAATTAACTGGGTGGTCAGTTTTTCAGCATCCTTGGATGCGAGCCTGGAAAAGAATGCCATGTCGCTGGTTGGCTTCATTATTTCTCTTCCGAGGATTGCAGTATTTCTGCCAAATCGGGAGAGGAATTGTGGACCGAGTAGGAAGGATAAAGCTCCTCCAAGTTTACCAACCTCGCTGTCTGTAAACTGCTCAGAGAACTGATAGCCTCCGTAACCTACTCCACCAACAACTCCGCTTTTAATAAGAAGATTAGCCTGTTGCTCGGTTACTTCCACACCAGCCTTTTCCCCTGCTTTCATTAACATATTGATAGCAGTCTCCTGGGGAAGTGTTCTAATGAACTGCAATGCGTTGCCTAAAAACTCAACAGGTTTTGCCAAGCCGATTAGTGTGGCCCCTCCTGCCTTGTTTAGTAGGTTAAGCGGTTGCTTTACGGGAACATCTTTGAGGGATTCGTTAAGGAACTCTTTTAGCGGGTGATTGGCTGGCAGTTTTGATGCAATATCGGTAAGTGCCATATCCCGCTTGGCCGCTAGTGGTTTTAGCTTTGCTTTGTTTTCTGCAATCTTCTCGGTGACTTCGGCTAATCCTTTTTCCAACCTAGCTCTTGCCGGTGCTTGTTTTATTGCGAGCCTTCTACTCTTAACAGTATTGTCCCCAATTCTATTGAGAGCCTGTTTCATGTTCACCTGCAACTTGGCGAGATCCATTGTCTCATTAAGTAAGGCTTTTTCGGCTCCTCTTAATACTTGTCTACCTGTACCTGTTGCTAGTCTAAATGCAGAACCTAATGGCAAAAGCCCAACAGGATCTCCCGTCATGGTTGCACCTCGAGCGGCGGCCATGTCCGGCATAACTTGCTGTGTGCGAATTTGTTCTCTTTCCTCTTCGGGCATACCGAGAGTTAAAAACTCAGGAGACATACCAAGGAAACCTTCGGTTACCATTTCGGCGGCCTTACCTTGGCGTTGATGCTCGAGTTCAGCCTGAGTCCGAAAAAACTCATAGGACGACTTTAAATCTTCTTCAGACTCGTCTTCAAGGAAGGGTTTTTGGACTCCCCTAACAATCGCTGAAGTTAGTTGTTTATAATCTAACTCAAGATTTCCGTAGGTTTGTAATGATGTAGCTTTGGCTTGTGTTCTTACCTTGCCGAGTGGTTTGTAGATATCATTTATTTTATCTAAAAACAAAAAGTTGGAAGCAAACCTCACAGGTAATGTTTTAGCAGACTGCCAAAAATCAGATAACATACCTGCACCTGATTCTATTATGGATTCACCGATTGATTTTTGAGAGTCGAAAGCTCCAGCCTTACGGAATGCTTTAAATGTCTCAAAGTCAGCCGTCATATCGAGCATGGTCGGCTGTTGAAGAACGGGCGTTATATACTGAAGATCCTCCTGGCTTGCCGGTACGAGGTTAATCGGTTGAGGTTCGGGATTCAGGTACTGCAAATCCTCCTCGCTTGCAGGAATAAGGCTAAGTGTTTGCTCGTCCATTATTGAGCAGGTTGAACAAATATCTGTCCGTTTACTTTAATTAATTTATCGCCATTAGGTTTTGTTCCGACAACCTCTCCCAGCACATTTTGACCATTTAGATTAAATGTGTTTTGTGGAGTCTGCTCACTCGGCTGACCGGCAATGGGTGAAAGAACTTCGGATAAATCGTTTTCAATCATATAATCCTCCAAACGATTTCTTTGCTCTACAATACTAACTCCTTTGCGGCGCATATCTTGTATGAATTTCACTCTGTCTTTATCCCGCTCGGCTTTCTTAATGACATATTGAAGTAGTACCTTATTGGCTTCGGGTGTCATCTGTAAGCCTGGTGATATCTTAGCAAATATATCCATTTCTTTTTCAGATATAGAGCCTTTTGTATTACTGATATTCTCGAAAAGAAACTTACCAACCTCTGCACGAAAGTTTTGAGTATTGGCAACTTTATCCATTGTTTCTTTGTCGATTGGTATCCCCAAGCTATCAAGCATCGCAATGGTATTTGTTTTTAATTCTGCAATACCACCAGTATCCAAATCTCCTTTTTCGAGTAATGTTAATGCTCGAGTGGCGGGTCTTATAGACTTCGCTGACTCTAATGAGTTTTCACGAGTTTTATTTACGAAGTCATTAGCATTCTCAACTGATAAGATATCCTCTTTTCCTTTAGCCTGTTCTTCAGGAGTTGGATACATCCCTGAAGGCTTAGGTGGACCAAAGTCTCTTACAGGATTACCTGCTTCATCTACTCCTATTTGAGTGAACCCTCCTTGACCATCTTCCACGGTAATCGTTCGTGCTATTTTCTGTGGCTTTTGATTCTCCCTCCTCTTCTCTATAAACGCTAAAGCTCTTTTGATTTGTTGCGGATCATCTTTGAACTGATTAAGAAAGTCTCGGTCGTTTAAATTCATAACCGGTACTTGGTTTCTAGGATTTTCTAGCTGTGACTGCAGGAATCGATTACGGGTATCGGCATTACCAAGTGCTGGCAGTCCAGGTCGAGCGATGTCCGCTTGGCGCTGTGCCTGTGGGCTAGTAATTAGAGACGGCAAAGTTTGTAAGAATTGATTCTCGGCCATAAGTTCCTCCCCTTTCAACTGGTCAGCACTTTCCTGCCTCTCCATGTTCCGCATAATCTGTTGCCTCTGCAAATCGCGAAGCTCACCCGCTTGGTTGAACTTTTCCATTTCCAAGCTGTAATTCCGATCAGCATTCATTTTATTGATGAACTGATTGGCTAAGTCTTTGTCATTCTTGGCGGCATCAGCAACCTCCTCGGGCATACCTAATTTTAAGTATGCTTGCTTGAGTTGTTCTTTCTCAGCTTTTTCTTTTTTCTTTTGATAGAATTTATCTATCACTCCACCGATAGCATCTCCAAACGCCTGGTTCGCCCGTGCTTGTGCCTCCCCCGCTCTAGCTATTGGTGAGAAATCGACTCGCATGAGTCCCGCATTTACTGTGTCTCCTATTGCCATGATATTAAAATAATTTGTATCCGCCTGAACTCATAGTGTTTCCACCACCGCCTCGATATGTGCTTATTCCCTGTCCGAAATTTTGGTTTTGACTAATTCCCGATTGTCCCAGCTAAGAACCGCCTTTGCCTCCGGCCATAGCCGATCCAATACTACCCATCATACTTCCAAATGCTTTAGCCGCACCGGCCGCCCCAGCTTCCTTAGCCGCATAGGTGTTTGCTAGATAGTTCGCCCGATTTGCATATTCTGCCATACCGATATTAACTCCAGCATCGGGATTGATTCGAGTGACTGATTCCTGTGGCAATCCAAATAAGGCGGCTCGTTGGCCATATCCTTGCTGGACAAAGTTATGTCCACCACCGGCGAGTCGGAGTGGGTCGTATGAGGTTGCTTGGTTGCCTCGCATGGCATAACTGCCAAGTGATTGTGCCTGGTTTCTGCTGTCCCGAAGTACATCTCTTAAATAATCCTCACGGCTCATCGCTTCAGCGGCAATGCCCACATTGTCCATTTCCCGACCACGAGCGACTAATCCCTCACGGGCTGACTGTGTTGCTCTGCGTCTCATCTCAGGAGATAGGTCGGTCATCTGACTCTCGCGGTATGCATCGGCGGCCATCTTGTTTGCTTGCTCGACTCGTGCTTGCATGAGTGGATCGGATGCACGAACAGCGGCAGTAGCATCTGCACCGTACAAGTTCATGATACCGATATCTGCCTCTGCCTGACGGCCCGCCATCTTTGTGCCAAACTCCTGGGAACGCATGGCTTGGTCCTCGGCAAGCTGTGCCATAGGATCAGCCGCTCTTCGAGCCAAGCTAAGTTGTAAGTCCTGGTACTGCGGATCGTAGCGCTGGCGGGTTTGCAGTAGTTTATTCTGCAAGGCTGGATCGGACATCGCATTTACATACTCTCTAGCTGATCCTCCCACATCAAACTTTTCTAAGGCTGGTGCATCCTTACCACCGCCAAATAGTTTATTTAGGAAGTATGATTTTACGCCCGATGAGTTTACAGGCACACCCGCTCCGCCTTTAGATTTTAATAGCTCGGCTTCTTCGTTATTAATATAAGCAAGTTCCTCACCTTCCGGTGCGGCCATATTAAGGACTGTGGCGGCTTGCTTTAATGGATCTTCAGGGGCATAGGACATTATACCTGAGTCAGTCATCTGACCGCTTGCGCCCGAACGATTTAATATTTCTCGTTCGATTGGATTTATATAGGCCAATGATTCTCCTTCCGGTGCTTGGTTATTAAATTCATTCATCGCCTGATCGAAACCTGGGTCTGTATAAGTAGTAGATGTAAAAAGAATACCATCCGAAGATACACTTTGACCTCGATCATTTATCCAGGTTTTTTCCTTCCCTCCATTTAAGATTCTCTCAATTAAACCGTACTCATCGTAATCGGTGTAAAGCGGTACAAAATTCCATAAATTCATAATTCGATTAGGTTTTAATAATGTAGTTAAGGATGATGGTAGGCTGAACATTGTTGTGTGCTTGGCCGCCGCCTGTGGAACTTGTTTGGACTGTTTGGTTACCGGTTTTTGCACCCGAGCCACCTGAGGCTTGTTCCGAAGTATTTTCATTGTCATTATATCCGTGACTATGACTAGGCATCTCAGCGACTGTAAGGGTGTGTTCCTGCGATCCGTTTGTTCCTCTACCTGTGTCACCAGGGTTGCCGTTATTTGATCCTAATACTTGACCATTTATATTCGCTGCTGATCCAGTTGTTAAACGATCAGCAAAACCTCCTGTATTAATATCTAAACCAGCGATGACTCGTCCTCGAAGGTCGGGTAGATTGAAAGATGTTCCACTACCTCCATAGGTGTATCCAATTACAGTATGAAGCTCACCATAGTCGGTTACTGACACAGATTGACCAGCACAAACTAAATAACCTAAAGGAGCGGTCGATGCGGCATAAGAGAGAACAGTCCCTGTCGGCATAAGTACACTTACAGCCGCACTATCGAGCTTGGCCGCTGTAACCGAACCGTCCTTTATGTGGTCGGTGTCAACTGCTCGATTGGCATCTACTGAAGCATCACTCGCCAACTCGTTTGAGCCGATTCCATTGCTTGGCACTTTAAGTTTACCTGTGCCTGTGTCTTTAACGATGGTCGATTCATCTGCCGGATCATCAAAAGTCGCAAGGTCTACAATGTCTTGCAATTTTTGTGCGGTTACTTGATCGCCTGATGCGAAGGTTTGTCCTCGTGATAATATTGCCATAATAATTACTCCCTATGAAATAGATGTGGTTGATCGGTTGGTTATTCTTGCATCTACTTTAACCGCCCGAATGTAGGGTCTGCCCAAAGATGGTTGGATGTCTGCCTGTACGCCAAATCCGCGTTTATTGATGCGGGTACGAAGGGATGCCTCTTCGGAGTCCGGCAAGGTGTTTCCAAGCAAAGATGAAAAGCTGGTGGTGTCGGATACGGAGTCAGGATCTTCGGTGATGAATTGTATGTTTGCGTTGGTTTGCGAACCACTATTGCTTTTCACATGAATCTCGGATCGGCTGAATACTTTGCGATCAATGGCATCGGCATCGAATTGGCGAGTGGTTAGCTGGCTAATCACAGGAATGGTTTCGGAAGATGCCTGACCAGGTGTAACTGATACAACATCTCCACCCTCAACTGCATCCACCTTATGCACCCCACCTTCTTCGGTGGTGATATAGAGTGCATTCTGTGCGCCTTCACGAGCTACCAATAATTCACGAATCGCAAAGTCTACAGAATTTACTGAGTCTATGCTTTCAAACCCGCCATTGATAAAGTTGTAGATAAGAATGGTGTTTAGATTTCTGCCATTACCCGCACCAGGTGCAGAGTCTAATGGAACTGCCAGCCAATATCTGTTATTAAAATACACACCGCATGAGAGGTGAGCATAGTCCTGATTTATGCGATCTATGTAGGGCTGAATTGTTTCGGATATGGGTGTGCCTGTTCCACGCAAGTGATACTGGTCATAAAATTCCACCGAGTAGATACCTTGGTCGGATAGGAATAAAATCTTGTTGGCCACCTGGACGATTGATTTGCGGGCAGATGCACCGATCTCACTCGTAACCACATTGGTGGATACATCGGAAAGAGATCCACTCACGCCTGTAAGGAGGTGGATGGATTTTCGGTTGAATGCGACAATGCTGTCTTGCGTAAAAGGTTGGAGGCCAACCAGGTAATCGCTCTTACCCGCAGATGCTCGGAATTGATTACCGATAATATCGAATGTATCTGAATCGAAGATATCCGAGGCCGCCAACTCATCCCTAATTTCTCGGTCCACAGGGATAGTATCTCCTGTATACCAATATGGAACCCATAATCTACGCTGGTGAAATTCACCCCACGGAGCGGCTGGCATATGCTCGTAACCTTTGCCGATAGCTAATGGTTTACTTACGGTGAGTGATGCTCCGAGGGATACATTTGCGACCCCAAGGTTAAAGGTAAATCGATCATTCACATTGTCGCTATCCTCATCCGATACAGATGTGACTACAGCTTTTTGATTTACAAATAAATCGTAGGGGGATGCTCCAGCACGGATGGTAACCTCGTCACCTTTTTGGAGGTTATGCCCCGCCCCAATATCCATCGTGACCACACCATCGGTTGCCGAGGCAGTAGTGTCAGTAAAGTATTGTGGCGTAGTATATGCGCCATTACTCACCCTGGTAAAGTCCTCAAAGTATTCGACCTGTGCGCCACTCACATTGTAGCTGGCAACAGTTTGCGAGTCTGCCATCTCTACGGTGAAAGATGTGGAGGTGGGTGCAGTCTTTATTTGATAGCAGTTGTTAGGATCGTAAGTTGGCCAGCCTGTGAAGTTCGTGAGGGTGACAAAGTCACCTACTGATCGGCCATGATCTGCTGTGGTGTTTACAGTTATTACCTGACCACTTTGAGACGCTGAACTGACTGATCGATAAATAAGTTTTGGGGAGGCAGAAAGAGTGGTCTTGCGGGAACGAAAGATAAACATCTTATCAAACCCCTGTGCCATACCTACTGGGTTATCTACAGTCTCCCCACCCGCCTCGTATCGGCATTTAAAAAGTGCTGAGTCTTTTAAACGAATGATTACGCATAGGTTATTGGTGGCCGAGAATATATAGTCATCATTATTGGATGACGCATCGGAATATACTGCCGAACCATACACCGCATTTACACCTTCATCATTGATGATAAAGTTTAGTTTGGTCGCTATAGAGTTGCCTATGCTTGCAACCGAGGTTGCCCCTACATTATTTCCAGCAATAGTAAATGCTTCCTGTTCCCCCGAAGACCCATCCGAATAAGTGATCGTCTTGGTGGTGAAGTTCACCGAGGCTAATAAGAATGTACCATTAGGATCGGTGGCATTTGTGTAGCCTAACCCCTCGATGGTTATGTTCTCACCAGGTATAAATGCAAGACTTGGAATATCGTCTAATACAAGGGTGACATTTCCGCTATTATCGCGCTGTCCGGCAGTTATTAAATAAGGAATCCGCACAGCATCTTCACCCGATGTGATTGATCCGAATAGAGTTGATAAACCTTTGCGGGGTTGCCATGTGCCATCATCATTCATCCGGCCATTCTTCGATAGTGCGACCTCCCCAGGCTTTAGCTGGTTTGGACGCAAACGCGCATTCATACGCAGAAAGAAGGTGTCTCCTTCCGAGATGAATGGATCGTCTAAGTTTCCGTATGATCGGTATCGGCTCATCTATTTCTTGCGAAACTCTTGCGTGATCTTGATCAGCATAAAAGTAATGGTCGCCAATCCCGCAAATATGCCGACTAGCTCATTGATTGTGCCTAAGCCAAAGGTTGCCCCTGTCCCAACCATGCCAGCGACTGAAATGCGGTCGATCATTTGCAAGCGTCTAACAGGATTAGGATAACGATTACTCCTACAAAGATAGTAAGCATCTTGCCTCGTTTGGATAGAGAGTGAAACTTGTCGGTGAGTAGTTTGATATTCTTCATTTAATTGGAAATGGTGGACGGGTTTGGTTTTTAATCGCTTCGGTCTTACTGCACTTTCGGGCAACAAAAATTGGGATCGCTAGGTAGCACCCCAGCCCAATAGCCGCCCAGGTAAGCCACCGCTTGATGGAGCTAGTAAATTGATCAAACCCTGATTGATGCTCTGCCATACCTTGGGCAACGAGTGCGGAAACATCCCCGTGGGATAAGGCTACGATCTTTTCCTCTGCCTCGACTAAGGCATCGGCATTTTTCAATGCCTCGCCAGCCAAGGCTCCCGTACCCGCACCAAGTGCGGCTCCTCCAGGTCCGCCCAAGCTACCTACCCCACCACCAGCGATTGCTCCAAGCGTTGGGTAGGTGGATCGCAATGAGCAACCAGCGAGCAAAAGGGTCGCAATGGAGATGACATAGAGCATCAGATAATCTCGTCAGACGACCACTCAGGAGTACGTAATATCTCCCTCATCTCATCGTTGTTGTATGTTGTTTTACCTAGTAATGATATAGGTGTTTCTCCGTAGAACTTCACAAAAGTCTTAGTGCCGTCTAATGAATAACGAAGTGTATCTACTGAACCTTCAACTACATCTGAAAAGTCTAAACTAGATGCTTCGGTGCTAGAAATTATGCAATAGTTCATATCTCAAAAAATTCTAATTCACTAAAGATTAAGTAAGTGCCGTGACCTCCGTTAGCTGTAACATTTATACGGTAGTAGCGATACGCTGTGTTATTCGTAAATGTATACTCGTTCCAAGCTGATCCGTAATTACTTGTCGTAGGTGTAGTCCAACTTGTTTGCCCCGTCCTAGAATCTAATGTCGTCCAAGTAGTACCATCATTTGATCCATCAATAGTCCAATCTTTAGGATAATAACCACCTGATGTGCCGTAAGAAGTTATTATACGATAAGCATTAATTGTTTTTGTCACACCGCTTCCAAAGTCTTGCCCTACCCAACCTGTAGTATTGAAGCTACCTGTATGAGCATACCAAGACCCGGTTGCGGTTCCGTCAAATATCGAACCATCAAAAGCTGCTTCCCTATAAGTTTCGTTAGCTGGTATAGCGTAAGATGAAGAAGCAATATTGGATGCGTTAGCAAATACCGCACCGTTAGATAGTGTACCCGTGTTAGAGTTGGTTGAATCATCCGTTAACGATGTGCCTGTTCCGCTATCACTTTCGCCCATTTTCCACCAACCAACAGGAGAGTAAGAACTTAGATCACCTTGTCTTCCAGCTGAGTAAATACTAGATACATCTGAACTTGATAATACTGAATTAAATAACGCCGCATTATCTATCAAACCTCCAAAGTACCCATAAGTACCTCTACCAAAATAATTGTAAGCTCCGACACCAGCAGAACCTGTCGAGTAAGATTCAGAGGTAGCGTCCACATAAATAGTAACTGTACCTGAAGAAACTGTAGCTACTAAAAAATGCCACTCACTATCATTTAACCCCGAACCTGCGTTATAATACCAACCGGGGGTTCCAGTTCCATAACCAAAACTTACTTTATCTACGCCAGCATTACTTAAACCAAGACCTAAATAAATCTTATTAGTAAAAGAACCTATGGTTAGCATTCCGTCCGTTGTCGATTGAGAAGTAGTACTATGCCTAAACCAAAGGGCTACGGAAAAATCAGACCCCGCAACATCAAGCGAAGTATCTGTTCCTATATTTACAAAGTCATTAGTACCGTCAAAAACCACAGCGTAATCATTTGGTATTTCTAATGGTAAACTTCCGATAAACTGACTCAAGGTCGCATCACTCAAACCCGCAGTAGTCTCCGCCACATACAAGTTCTTGGAGTCCGTAGCGAAATACATCTCGCCTTGTACAGCCTCCTTCTTGAACTTCGATTTGTTCGCATCTGTGCCTGTCTTAAAGGCGATGCTAAAATCTTTCTTGTGAAGTTTATTCATACACCCGTATTGGCGGGATTAAATTGCATGAGGGTTGCATCCGAAGCTCCAGCGGTAGTCTCTGCCATGTACAACTTCTTCGTATCCGTAGCAAAGTACCACTCGCCTTGCACACACTCCTTAGCAAACTTCGTCTTGTTCGCGTCTGTTCCCGTCTTCACCGCAATGGTAAAGCTTTTCTTGTGCAATTTATTGAGTGCCATGACTACTTAGCTTGCGGTTCCAGCACCGATACAAGGAGAGGACGGGCGGAGGCGATAGTCGCCAGTTGTGGAGTCTACGAATTGCGGGTCGTCTACGATGATGTTATTTGCGGGGTCGGCAGACTGATTTACATTGTAGTAACAGTTGTAGCTTTCAGTCAGTGAAGAAAAACTTCCTAAACTGATACCGCTATTGCCCCCATAAAGTATGGTGTTCTTAATTACAGTCGTTCCTGTTCTGTCAAATATGTTACTTGTACCTCCTGTGCTGTGCTTGAGTGTACAACCATTAAGCGTTAAGGACGCTAAATCAGCACTTGTTGCGTTTTGATCCCGAAATGCTTCCGCCCCACCCGCAGTCGATGATATATCTAAAACGCATTGGTTAAAAACCACATTCATGTGTTCAGCAGTAGTTGCTTTACCGATTATTCCACCAGCCGCTGCACTTGTTTGATTCTCAATAAGGCAACGATTAAAAGTAACGGTGTTGTTTATATCCATTTTTATGAAAAAGGCGTGGTTATTTCCGTTAGCAAAATCGATAAAATCAAAACCACTTAATGAAAAATCTACAGTTGCTCCGACAGTATCAGAGACTCCAAAAACAAAGTGATTGCCGTTAGCGTCAAAGATTACACCTCCGTCCGACTCCGCTTGGTAGCTTATACCAGCACCTCCACTAAAAGTTCTATCAGCACCTAAAGCGTATGTACCGTCTTTAAAAATAAAAACATCTCCTGACGATGATGCAGATTCTTGAGTAGCTAAACTGCTAAGATCGTAGGGGTCTGCATAAGAACCATCTGCGGTTCCGCTTTGTGTGCCGTTAAAAAAGTATACTGTTGCCATGATATTTAGTTAGTTAAGATTGGGTTAAGCGATTGTACCGCCTGAGATTAAGATGGGTGCTGGATTTGCCCCTATGTCGGGAAGGTTAAAACCTTGGCGGATTGGTAAACCATTGGCTCCTTTTGTGTCGGAGTCTCCGCTGATTACTGAGTAAGTTTCACTACCACTCACCACTTCAATGTCCGGCTCGACTCCGTCTTCAACGACTGAGAATCCAACAGCGATATTGTTTACACCAAGGCTATTGAGTAGCTTCAAGTTACCCGCTTCATCCGCCACAACCATGACTGATTTATACGGGTTATCGATAACCTTAAATGATTGGTTAGGATACGCTCCGATGTGTGGGTTGGTTGTTCCACGAAGTGAGGTATTAAGTGGGGTGTCTACATCGACCGAGACAGTACCGGGTACGAAGTTTGATCCGTCCCACTTAAGTAAGTCATCGGTGGTTGGAGCAACTGTGCTGGTGTCTACATCACTAAGTTCGTCAATCGCATGTGTGTGTGTCGCACTTGCGTAGTCGGCTGAATTAAATGCTTTTACTTGTGCAAGGTTAGTAACCTCGGAATCCATTAATGCACCAGCCGCTTCGACATTGGTTGCATCCGTTACATCGGCTGATGCCTCAATCCCATCCAACTTCGTCTTGTCTCCATCTGCGAATGCTCCTTCGGTTGGTTGCAACTGATAGCTACTCAAGTCTTGGTCGCCTGTGTTCGTACCACTCAGGTTACCAAGATTCGTAATGTCGGATGAGGTGACAAACTTGTGCGAGGTTGAAGTATCATCAATGTCGTCTGCGTCTAGTACCACAGCGCCTGTTGCTGTGTTTACGGATTGGACGGGGGCTTGGCCCATCAGGTTTGCGATGGTCGTTTTGTTTGATACGGGGGTTGCTCCGCCTGGATCAACTGTAACCGCTAGTATGTCTGTGCCTGTAAGGCTAGGTAAGGCATCTGCGGGTAATAAGTCTGTGAATTTTTTATTAGCCATAATCTTAAATAGTTGGCGCGCCTAGCGCGTATG